GTTGTTAGCACCTTCTTTCGGCGAGCGGCTCACCTTAAAGAGATTAGTGGCGAACCTCAAGGAGATCTCGGAGCCCGAGGACTATACATTCCAAGTTTTGACCCCCCGAGAACTAGCAGTGAAGCGCTTTCGTTATAAGAATAAGTATCCTTTGCTCGGGGAGCGTTTTGGGGAACCCCTGACCCTATATGGAGCACTGCTAAAAAGAAAAATACCATCGATCGACACTAATCCCCTCTGGTCAAGTCTGATAGAATCTAAGAATGGCAAGGAATTTTATGCTAGAGCTAAGTATTTAACAGAGGTGCTAGTCAAACAAGGCCCAGACATTACTCCTTTCTGGCGGGAGTTGTGTCACTTACATACGATTGGTGGTTTTACCTTGCCAGCAACCTTTGAAGTTCAAAAAGAATTAGTAGAGAAGTGGGTCAAAGGACCTTTTGTACCAAAGTTGTACGGATCGGAGTCTATATTTAATTACCACTTTCGAAAAGGAGTTAAAGAGTTTTTCCGTAAGATGACTTGGAGAGATGGTGTGAAGAAGGTTACTAGGAAAGAATTCTCAGACAGTCCACTTTTGTGGGCCACACCCGGAGCTACTAATGCAGATACGGTTAAACTTAATGGTCAGAAAGTTAGGTCAAAGAATGGTACAGCAGTTCTATTTACAAGCCAAGACATCCTGAAAATCCTAGAACGGAGAATTTATGATCGCTCGATCAATAAGGTTTTTCAGAAAATGGATGAAACGTTCGGGAAGACTAGAATGGTTGCAAACTCAGATTTTAGGATGTACATACTCATGTCTTATATTAGTGCACAGTTTGAGGGCCTGGTAGATCACCCTAATACTCCTCTTTTTTGGTCTAATGCTCGAAGGATGGAAGAATATCGCAAATGGGTTCGGGAATTGGGCCTCGGATGCAATCTTCCGGGTGATTACAGCGAATTTGATCACCGGGTCTCTCTCAAGATGATTGAAATAGTGACTCGTTGCCTCAAGGAATGGCTTTCGCGCGTTGGTATAGAATGGGATGAGGTAGACGAAGGAATTTGGGACGAGATAATCTATCGCTTTTATCATGGTTATTGTGCACTTGAAGTGGAAGATCAAAAAGCTTTGATACGCTGTGAGCGTGGTGTGTTGTCTGGTTGGAGATGGACCGCCCTCCTTGATACGGCAGTGAATTATGGCATATATTATATAGTGAAGACACAACTGGTCCCACAAAGCGAACAATTATTTCAAGAAGACAGTTGTTGTTTCCAAGGAGATGATGCTAAATTGAAGCTGCTCCGACCTAAGCTTGCACCCTTGATTGTTGGTTTTGTAAATAGCATGGGTTTTTTGATGCATCCACAGAAAACTTGGGCCTCCACAAATAGGGATGAATTTTTAAGGCTGGTCTTCGAACCAGATGGTATTAGAGGGTATCCCGCCCGGACGGTAAGACCCATATTTGTGGCAAACCCAAATAATAAGCCACCTCCCCCGGGAATTTCACGCCTGAGAGTTTTGGCATCTAATTGGGTGAAGTTGGCTCGGAGATTGGGTTTGGGACGAGATGGGATTTTCGATTTTATGATGCGTGATCTCGTCAAGAGTAAGCAGCTGTCCAGAATCAAGATTCTTGAATGGTTAGAGACTCCAAGCTCTCTCGGGGGCTTTGGTCTCGGTCAAGTGGGCTTGTACAAGTTCGTCGAGTCTGAG